GTAGTCCGTGCGAGACCAACGTATCGAGACAACCTATGCCGTCTCGAAAACCCGCTGCATAACCAACATTGTATTGGGCGTCAGTAGACCCACGATCAATAGACGTTAAAGACTGCTTAACTATCCACTGAAAAATTACCGTTTTAATTTTCTGGCCCAACTGGCTGCTGAGAAATTGTTCCAGGAGTTTCGCCTCCTCCCGTGTCCATACCGGACTGGATGTCTTGGGAACCATTCGGTTGAGGCGCCATATTGTCTTGAGTAGGTTGATTAAGTGCATTTGAAAGTTCTGCCACTTCTTGAGCTAAAGCCTGGGCCGCTTTGCCATCTTGCTCCTGGAACATGGCCATGTGCTGACCAAGATGCTCCTGGATTCGCTGTATCTCGACTGGATCAGTCTCAGCGTTCTGCGATGATTTAAGCGCCATGTAATCGAGCATTGTGCGAACGTGAACCGCATGATCGTCAGTGGCTTTAACCTGAGCTGGAAATCCGATTCGCATGATACCGAGCTCAACTGCCTGTTCCTCGGCGGCATCGGCTGCTTTGAAGTTGGGATCGACCAGCAATCGTTTGACCAGGCCGCTATCGTCTGCCTCGAGAACGGACTTGCGAAGCTCGAGCTGATTAACGAACGGATCCTGGGAAAACATCTGAAATCGACCGAGAGCTTTCTGATAATGGAAAGTCTTATTTACCCCATCAGCGGATCCGGATGGGATGATTTCATACTCCTGATGTATCGCTGCCTGGGGAACCTGCTCGAGTGTCTCGAGATAGAAATAGTTCAGACTGGATCCATCGAACTGGTTAAGTAGTGACCAGCATTGTTCATAGAGCTTACTTAACTGCATGCGGAATGTTCGCATGCGAAGATCAGCGGATTGGCTGAACAGGTTACCGATAGCGGATATCTCAGTTGCCGTGCGCCGTTCCTGTTTATCCAGGGACTGAGAAATACCGAAATCCGGAGTGCTAACTCGCTGTTGAGCTAAGTCCCGGTAGAGCACCATGTGCGTATCAAAACTGATCGGCGGAGACGGCATCGGTATCGGTGCGATGTCTTCTGGCAGTATCTGACCTGGAGTGAATCGGAGGTTGCTTGTATTGGGTAATGAGCGAGAGGAACGAAACAGCGGACGGTTATACAGCGTCATGGCGTCATTCTTCTCATTCAGCAGCTTGGAGAGTGCGGTCTCAAATACGGCAACCAACTCGACCACTCCTCGAGGTGAATACCAACCGGGATCTTTGACCTCGTATTGGAAAGAGATAAACGGAGGCAACCCATGATCATAGGGTATCCGCATTGGCGGACGTACAGGCTCATCTGGGTTTTGCGGTGAGTATGTATAGATCTCCCACTCGCTATCGTCATTCTGACAATATGTCTCCCAGACAATGATCTGCCTCTCATGGGCATCAGTGATTCCCTCGCGAACAGTTTGAGACTGTCGACGCGTGTCATCACCTGACTGGGAGGAGTATCCTCCAGTGATTGTCTTTACAAAGTCTTCATCCTGGTTGAAACCAACCTGGCGCCGATAGCTTTCGGGCGTGTAATGCTGAATGTGGGTAAAACGATCAGCGGTCTCAAGTGATCTGCATTGATTAGGGACAATCAGATGCATTGGATCGACACTCTCGAACTTGATTTTCTTGTGATCGAAGTCGTAAGTGGTTTTTAAAATTCCTCGGCCACTTACGAGCATAGCGTCAATGGCCGATATAATCTCATCCTGCAGATTGGATTTTTGCTTGAGCTTATAGTCAAACCACTGAGCTGCTGCGGTTGTAAGAGCTGTATTTTGATCTTTGAGAGAGACGAATGAGGCGACCGTATCCAACGCGAACAATTGTTGCACATAATACGGTTTGAGGTTCGAGATGATTGTGTCCGAAAGAGGGAAGTGGGCATCGCTTGCACCCGGCCATGGTTTGGACTTGCGTCTCAAACCGTGATGCCTGAGATCGTAATACATTTGTTGACGGGTTTCCCAAACGGAACGATCCGCCAGATCTTCGACCGTCAAACTGTAGAGCTCAGAATAATCCATTTCGGACCACCATATGCTCGGCGCAAAAGTCGCCAACAACCAATTTACCGTATTTTATCCGCAATGAATGCCGTGAGTTGTGGATTCGTAACCATCGGGTATCTCGACGCCCTCGAACATCTCCTCAATACTTGGCCTGACGTATGTATCCATGTAGTCATGATCCGAGCCCATGGCTACTGCCATGCAGACTGCATCCGCTCTATCTGGGCTGGATAGACCTCGGCTTTTCATTTCGCCTTTGGTCTCTAGTTCCATCTTACCGGCTTTATTGGCCCGGCAACGTCGACTGGTCAACTGAGCCATAAGCACCTCGTCATCGATGAGTATGAGTTCCTGTTTCTCGATGAGCCTGGCGGTTTCATACCACATCTCAGCAGCTCGATTCACAAACGCATCACTGTCGCGAGCCCGGCCTCCAAAGTTTACCCTGTTGATATCCCATCCAGCTTCCCTGAGCGCGTCTGCCATCGGTCGACCTAGCCCGCCCTCATCGCAATAAATATCTTCCGGTTTCAGTCCAGCTCTTCTGAACTCAACGATGAATTTACCAACAGCGGCCATGGTATCTTTATCTACCCAAGAGACGATGCGCGTTAGTTTGTTGCCCTCCCTCACTGCCAATACGTTCTCATCGGATCCAGCCGCGAAATCTACACCAGCAATCGGTGCTGTCTTTTCATGCCGGGGAGGATTCGTCAAACATTTCTGGTAGGCATCGTAAGTAACCAGGAGAGATTCATCGGAGGTCGCCATGAACTCTCCAAAGATCATGCTTCTCACCAACGGATGATCCTCGCCCCAACGCTTGATCTGCTGATCTATCCAGCTCTTTTCAATGTGTGGACAATCGAATGACGTTACCGTGTGCGTCTTGTAAATGTCAGAGTGCCGGGTAAAGATGCGATAGAATTCGCCTGAGTTTCCTCCCGGTGAACTCATGACCAACATGCGGTTTGGTTGGCACCGCTCAACAGCCTCGAAGATGGAGTCTTTCACTGATTTGGACTCATCAATAATGACCATCAAGTTGTCAGCGTGAAATCCCTCGAAGCGGCCGGGATCATCCGTAGAAAAACCAATTACCCTGGAGTTAAGCTGGGGAATCCGTAGATCTGTTTGGTTGATCTCAATACCAAATCCCTCGACTTTACGAGAGAGTGATCTGATGGTTGGCCATAACTGCTCTTTGACCTGGCGATAGACGCCGGACGTTGTCACGCATACGGAGTTGGGAAACATGAGCGCATGCCACAGGGCCGCTGGTGCCGCGCACATAGCAGTCTTACCGCTACCGTTTGCCGCTTTCAATGCTACTCGGGAGCCTGGCTTATCCAGATCCCCAAGAACATCGCGCTGCCACTTGTAAAGTTTAAGCCCGAATATATCCTCGGCAAATCGGTCGAGGTGGACGAGCGTCTGATCAAACGCATCTTTCTGGCGCTGAGTAATTTTCGTTGGTTTATCGTGTGCTGGCATCAGATAGGTAAGTCTTTTCTCATAAACGAACCGCAAAAAAATGTCCCAGGGGTTCAATCGTTGGCTCGAGACCTACGCTGAATCCGTTCGCTTGCAAGTGATCTTTCAAATCGTCAATGGTCTCTGTTGCGTGGCCATGATACTCACCAACGATAGCGTCAACTCGATTCAGCTTTGTGCATTTCAGTAGCCCCGGGTATTCGCCTCCCTCGCAATCCATTTTCAATATGTGCACGTAACCTGCCAGGTCAATAATGTCATCCATTGATATTGTGGGAGTGCCAGTGCCATCTGGGCTCAATACACAATTGCTGCCTCCCGTGTTAGTTTCCTCGAGACTGACAATTGATTTCACGAGCAAACCAGAGTTGCAATGAATAGCCATGTTGTATGGTTTTATTTGAGTTCCCTGGACGTTTTTGAGAAGCTGCTTGTAATTGTTTTCGTTGGGCTCAAAAGCATATACAACCGTGGCACCGTTATCAGCAGCCAGGCGAGAAAACGATCCAATGTGCGCCCCAACATCTACGACAATTTTACCAGCGAATCGCTTTACCCGGTATTCGTTCATCCCGTAAACGAGATTCCATATATCCTCGTCCCATGTCCCTGGTCTCAATTCAGGTATCATCGTATCTCATTTTGATTAGGCCCGATCCGCATACGTGAGGTATAAAACCGTAGCCCACAACATTCCGTTTAAAGTTTTTGGCAAAATCCTCAATTGCGAATTGGACTAAGTTGTTATGACCTGGGCAATCGTCTATGTGGATGTATCTTGCTTGCGACTCTAGGCATAGCAGCAAGTCCTGATAGCAGTTTCGATAATCATGTTCCGCATCCACAATTGCCAAGTCAGCGTGGGCTACTTTTTCTATCTGTCTTAAATCACATTGCACTAAATTGTAGCGATCATAATTACGCGCCTGGAATAGCAGTTTGCAACGGTCAGCGGGTTCCCATGGGTTACCGTCTTTATCGTATGCTGTTCCAAAAGAGTCATACCCGGTGTAACTTGCATTGTAATTCACTCCTGATAAGTAAGCGTCCGCACTGGATCCTCCATGTGTCCCGAGCTCAGTAATGCTGCCTGGCTGGAGCACTGATGAGATCGCTTTGAAGACACGATATTTGTGAGAAAACCCCTCTCGTTGCGAGCAGTAATACTCTTTATCCCACTGGTTAAACACGCTGTATTCCTCCTCGGGGATCCAGGTGTCCTGTTCAGCTACTGAGCTGATTTTCTTGCAGAGTTCTTTAATATCCATCGCTCTTTGGAAAATACTTTTCAATCACGTTTGCATAACCATCAACCATTCGCGCATACGAATACTCCCGGGCTCTTTTTGCAGAGGCTTTACTTTTAGCCATTAACTCGTCCTGGTTGTTGTAAATGTGTCGCATGATTTGCGCGGCATGATCCACATCCGGTTCCGCCCAGGCACCGTTACCCTCGTAATAATGAGTTGCCGGGACCAGGTCATAGTCGACTGGGTAGCACATATCCGCTTGCATGTATTCTGAAAAACCAAAGAACATGGGCAGAATACTCGGGCGGCCCATGGCAGCAGCTTCATGCGGCATGAGTCCCCATCCCTCGCCCCGGCTCATGCATAGATAAACATCAAGCGATTCATACCAATCAGCGAGCTTGTCTTTTGGAAACTCTCCCTGGTCGATCACTATTCGACCGTCAGTGAATCCCGGGAGTGGATCTTTCGGGTATGCTTTACAGTGCAACTCAACTTTCTCTTTGCCTGTAGGAAATGCTCGAGTGAATGCTTCGACGCATTCATCAAAACCTTTACGAGGCCAACCGTGCCGGGTTATTCCAGACGTACCGAATACCAGATGTTTGCGAACAGGGAACTCCCTGGGCTGGAACACATCGGTATCGATCCCGAACTCGACTTTGTGCATTGGGGCCGTAACTCCCTGGCCGGATAGTGCCAGCATGTTTGCCATGGTTGGGATAATGAGAGCTTTGCAGCGATTGAGATTGCCAACCCAGTTTTGCGGGATCCTGGTAGTTTCCCACATGGTGCTGTAAATCGTTCTTTGAGGGTCGTCCGGATGTTGTTTCGGCGGATGGATAATTAACGTGGGAGCATCGAATTGAGGTTGCCTGGCAAGTATGCGATCATAGCGCTTCGGGATAATGCGTGTCCACGCGTCATCATTGTATGGTATCAGGCACAACTCCCATTTACGTTTGAGAAGACCATCAACGATGATTCTCGTGTGAAAATCATAACTGGAGTTGTCTCCGATTTGAGCTCGGACAATTAATTTCATCTTGGGATCTGGGGTAACTGGCTTTTCAGTTACGCCGAAAAAATGTCTCAGCAGACTCGCCATCGTATTCCTCCGTAGGTTCAAAATCGGCAAGCAAACTATCAGACGCATCAAGCATCGCGTCGACCACTGTCACAATGTGAGTAGCCAGGAACGATTCGGACTCGGTGCCATCGTTGGAGACTACCTGCCTGGTGATATCAACTTCGCCATCCTCGCTCTGACATACTTTTACTGTGAGAGTAACCATAGATTACCCATGAGCATATGAGCTGTAATATACAACTCAGAGTTTACCGTATGTTGCTATCAAGCAGCATTACCGCTGCCATAAACCCAGCAGCAAAGCCGAGGCAACAGCCGAGCATAAATATACTCATGGGTTCCATCACGTTAGATCGTATTTCATAACTTTCTGAGCGTGGGCCAGTCCATGCGTTTTGATCAGCTCTTTCATTTTACGCATGCGGTATGATCGACGGTTGCTCTCATTATACTGCTCCCGGTTGGCTGCTCGGTAAGCATTCGTCCTGGCTCGCTTGCATGGCTTGCAATACCAGGACAACCCATTCGGCGCATCGGGCTCAGTGTAAAACTCAGACTCGGGCTTATCCTGGTTGCAGTCTGGGCAGATCATCTTTATTGGGGTGGTAATCATCGGCGCGTCTCAGCTTGAGGTGCTTTAACTGCTTTGCCAGTTTGGCGGATCCATCGTCCGGACGAACACCGATAAAATAGCCATGCTCCCTGTATGGTGAATCCAGGTCACAGTGAGCGCCTCGATGCTCAACGTCATTTTCTGGCAGACTGCTATCCCATCCATGCTTGTGATATCGACCGCAGTGGTTACACCAGACGCGGATCACGTTACCGAAACTGCCAATGTCGCCAACGAGTAATGGCCGGGCGTTCTTATTGTGTCTCTTCATTTCAACTGTATGTAACCTATGTTCACCAACCCCTGGTCAGGATCGGCTAGTCTCTCAAAAGCATATGAGCTGAGATCCAGCTCTCTCCCGGCGACAAACGGTCCACGGTCATTGACGGTCACGATGACATGCTTATCGGGAGTGAAGACCAGCAGCTTCGTTCCGAATGGGAGATCGCGATGGGCACAAGTCATGGCCGATGGATCGTAAAGCTCTCCGCTCGCTGTAGGGCGGCCACGGTAGGGCTCCCCATACCAGGAAGCGACGAGCAGACATAGAATTGGGATTTTCATACGCGAGGCAAAAATGGGGGTGGGGGTGTTCGATAGTCTATTGGCTGCTGGGGGCTCCCACCCCACTACACTCTCAGCAACCCGGTTTTGCTATGTATCTCGGGTACAGTTTTATTGATCGTCTTTATTATCAACAGGTTCCACATCGACAACAACTGATTGATCATCAGCCGAGTCGACCATCTGTCTGGTTTGATGGAGCTTTTCGAGTAGCTGATTAGGTCCATGTGTATGAGCGATTGATCCACTCTGTTCTACCCTCTTCGTCGGTGCATACTCATCTGGGAACAGAACACCCAGCATTTCCATAGCCATGCGTGGTGTCTTCGGCATCCCAGTCCAAACTGTATTAATCAATATTTCCCTGTTAAGAGCTCGAGCTTGTCTGACTGCTGCATCGAAGTCTGGATACTTGGTTTTCCATCGAGAGAATGTCTCTGCACTTACCCCAATCATATCAGCCACTCCAATCTGTGACATGCCTTTGATGAGGTGACGTATGATGACCCTGACGTTGTCCCGGTTGTATCTGTCCTGGTCTCTTAGGATCTTCTTGGAAGCGTCTTTAGCACTCTGAGGAATCATCTCCTCGATGTTTTCTTTATACGGTTCAAAGATCTCCTGAATGTTTTCAGGTTGGACAGGATCCAGTGATGGAGTTTTAACAACTAGTGCAGGTCTCTTAGTCTTCGTTGGCTTTAAATGCTTCATAATCGCTCGAGGATGCTTTGTGAGCGCGTTTCTTTTGGTTTAGGTTAAATCATACTACACAGTGTTTAACACCCTCTTAAATCAAAGATCTGACATTCTTGTAAGACCGCTTCCATAGCTCAACGTAGTCAGTCTCGTCTTTACCATGCGGATCCCTGGCGTAAACGATAACCCAATCAGCGCCGCCACGGTCCATGTCCCTGGCGACTCGGTCCAGCATCCATGCTTCTGATCGTGGATGATAGCCATAAGTGAAAGCGAAGTAGCCTCGATCGATTGCCTCTTCCGGCTCGAGCACCTCTCTCTCCCTGCCATTGACCGTGAGTGTGTTCATCTCAGTGAATAGTCTTTAGTTCTGATATCGACAACGTAGCTTCCGCCTCTTGCCATCCTCGATGCAATGCGCCGATCGAGTGTGGCTATATCTACAGCTCGTTTGTTGCTTGTGACGATCGTCCATCGTCCAACCCGGGATCCCAGGAGGTTGTGAAGTT